CCGCTCACTCCTTACAAGGGAAGTGCGACTGTTTCGCCGTTCGTCACTCTTGCAAAGAGAAGTGCATGAAACAAGTCGGCGGAGGTGGTAGAAGATGACGCTACTTGAAAAGGTAAAGGCAAATCTGATTGTATCGCATAACGAAGACGATGCATTGATTCAAACATATATTACCTCCGCCACATCCTATGCGGAAGAGTTTCAACATCTCGACAAGGGGTACTACAATGACCATGAAATGTCCCCGACAACGGAACAAGCTGTAATCATGTTATCGAGCCATTTCTATGAAAGCAGAGACGGCTCGACCGGAGGATTTTTTGCGGATAACGTTCAAGCGAGTGAACAGGTATGGAATACCGTAAACTTGCTTTTACGATTAAACAAGGAGTGGAAACTATGAGTTTTGGCAAGATGCAAGAATTCATTGAAATTCTAAAAAAGGAAAACGTTACAGATTCGGAAGGCTTTACGACTGTAGAGTTTGTTTCTCTTGCAAAAGTTCGTGGATATAGAGAAGGTCGGCACGGAACGGAGCGGTGGGCAAACCTCGCCGCTTTTTCCGATGCGACTGATTTATTCCGTTTACGGGTAATACCGAATTTGAAAATAACCGTGGATAACGTACTGAAATGCGGTGACGAGATGTTTGAAATAACTTCGGTAGAAAATGTAAAAGGTAAAGGGCTGTATTTAGAGATACTCGGAAAGAAGGTGGAGGCAACCAATGGCTAAAGTGACGGTAAAAATGCCCGAAGAATTTATAAAAAAAATGAGTAAATTAGGTCAAAACACGGATAAAATAACGGAATCTGTGCTTAAAGCGGGCGGTTCGCTTGTTATGGATAAAGTAAAAAACAATTTATCGGGAGTAATAGGCAAAAACACCAAAGTGAAAAGTCGCTCGACGGGAGAACTTGTCTCTTCTTTAGGTTTAAGCGGGGTAAAGCAAGACCGAAAGGGGGATAGCAATATCAAAATCGGGTTTGCCGAGCCGCGTTCGGATGGCGAATCTAACGCAAAAATAGCCAATATTCTTGAATATGGCAAGCATGATCAACCCGCCAAGCCTTTCTTAAAACCCGCTATATCCTCCACCAGAAAAGCCTGTATAACCATAATGGAAAGCACGCTTGACGAGGAGATAAAGAAGCTATGAACATACTTTCCGAAACAAAAACCGTGTTGAGCCCACTCGGAATACCTATAGAAACAGGCATTTTTAAGAATAAGGCACCGGACGCATATATGGTGTTTGTTCCAATGTCCGATACTTTCCCATTATCGGCTGATAATCTTCCGCAAACCGATGTGCAAGAGTTAAGAATAACTCTATACAGCAAAGGTAATTACATTGCGATGAAAAACAAAATTGTATTGAACTTGCTTAAAAACGATTTCACGATAACGGGAAGACGATACGGCGGATATGAAACGGACACGGGCTATCACCAATATACGATAGACGTGGCTAAAAACTATGAAATAGAGGAGGAAAACTAATGGCAACAATCGGATTAGATAAACTTTACTATGCCGATATAACCGAAGACGATAAGGGTAACGAAACCTATGGCAAGCCTGTGCAACTTGCAAAAGCGATATCTGCGGAATTATCGGTGGAACTGAACGAAGCGTCGCTATATGCCGATGACGGCGAGTCCGAAATTGTAAAAGAATTTAAGAGCGGCACGCTTTCGCTCGGCGTAGACGATATAGGCAACGAAGTTGCGGCGAAACTCGTTGGAGCAACTATCGACAAAAACGGCGTGCTTATTTCGGGCGGCGAAGACTCTGCTAAACCTGTGGCGGTGGGCTTCCGTGCGAGAATGTCCACAGGTAAATACAGATACTATTGGCTGTATCGAGTTCTTTTCGGTGTTCCCGCAACGAACCTTGCAACCAAAGGCGATTCCATTACATTCTCAACGCCGACAATCGAAGGAACTATTTCTCGACGCAACAAGGTAGACGGCGAGAATAAACACCCTTGGAAAGCCGAAATCACGGAAAACAAAACGAACACGGCGGTCATATCGAAATGGTATGAAACGGTGTATGAACCAGTATATGAAGGAGCAGGTGAATAATGGACGAGAGAAGTTCAACAATAAAAATAGGGAACAAGCAGTACGAGTTGCTTTTGACAACCAAGGCAACGAGAGAAATCGCCAAAAAGTACGGCGGACTCACAAATCTCGGCGATAAACTTATAAAAAGCGAATCACCCGAAGACGCACTCGGCGAAGTCATTTGGCTGATCGTGTTGCTTGCAAATCAGCCGATACTCATCCATAACAGGCAAGACAAAGAACATCCCGAAGAGCTGCTGACGGAAGACGATGTTGAACTTTTAACAACGCCGACCGATCTTGCCGATTTTAAGGATGCGATTACGGAATGTTTGTATAAGGGAACGAAAAGGAATATAGAAAGTGAAGACTCAAAAAACGCGGTGGGCGAGTAAGCGATGAGGAATTGTTTACTCGTCTTCTTTATTACGGTCTTGCACATCTACACTTGACGCAAGAAGAGTTTTGGCAAATGCCGTTTGGTCTTTTAATGGACTTATGGGAATGCCATAAGCAGTACAACGGTGCGTCCAAACCAAAACGAGAAATGTATATAGACGATATTATCGTTGACGGAATCTAAAAGAAGGGGGTGAACGCATGGCAACCGAGAATTTCGGCTTAAAAATAGGGTTGGAAGGCGAAAAAGAGTTCAAATCGCAGATTTATGAGATAAACCAAGCCTTTAAGGTGTTAGGCTCTGAAATGAAGCTTGTTGATTCGCAGTTCGATAAGAACGACATTTCTATACAAGCACTTACGGCGCGAAACGAAGTATTGCAACGTTCTATCGAAACGCAAAAGCAGAAGATAGAGATATTGCGTTCGGCTCTTCAAAATGCTGCCGATTCCTTTGGCGAAACCGATAAACGGACTCAAAATTGGCAAATACAACTTAACAATGCGGAAGCCGAACTAAACGGCATGCAAAAAGAATTAAACGCCAACAATGCGGCGCTTAAAAAGACGGACGAGTCGATGAGCGAAGCGTCCGACAGTGCCGATGATATGAGTGAAAGCCTTGATGACGCAGGCGAATCAGCCGATAAAAACAAGGAAAAGTTCGGAGCGCTTGGGTCGGTTTTGAAAGGCATAGGCGTTGCTATGGTAACTGTCGGAGCGGCAGCAACAGCACTTGCGGTAAAACTCGGCAAAGAAGTAGTGTCCGCTTATGCTGATTATGAACAGTTAGTAGGCGGTGTGAAGACCCTGTTCGGCACTGAAATCGAAAGTGTGGAAGAGTATGCAAAGTCGGTCGGTAAGACGGTTGACGAAGTTAAGGACGAATATGACAGCCTTATAAAAGCACAAACCAAGGTAATGCAGGATGCGGACAATGCGTATAAGACCGCAGGTCTTTCGGCTAACGAGTATATGGAAACAGTCACGTCCTTTTCCGCTTCTCTCATAGCTTCACTGAACGGCGATACCGAAAAAGCAGCCGAAAAAGCAAATCAAGCGATAATTGATATGTCCGACAATGCCAATAAAATGGGAACGGACATGTCAATGATTCAGTCGGCATATCAAGGTTTTGCCAAGCAGAACTATACGATGCTCGACAACTTGAAACTCGGCTATGGCGGTACGAAAACCGAAATGGAAAGGTTGCTTGCTGACGCTTCCGCAATAGCGGGAGTCGAGTTCAGCATTGATTCATACGCGGACATTGTAGACGCAATTCATGTTATACAAACCCAAATGGGTATTACGGGAACAACCGCAAGAGAAGCCGAGTACACGATAACGGGCTCAATAAACTCGTTAAAGTCCGCAATACAAAACCTCGTTGCCGGGTTCGGTAATGCCGACGCCGATATTCAAGGTTTGTGTCAAAATGTAGTGGACGGCTTTCAAACGGTAGTGAAAAACATAACTCCGGTAATAGGAAACATTGTTTCGGCGCTTCCTACTGCGGTTGATGCAATGATAGGTGCGGTGGGTGAATTACTACCCACCTTTTTATCAACTGTTACAGACTTATTCTCGAAAGTGTTGGAAACACTCTTAAACCTATTGCCGAGTTTAATCCCGGCGGTAACGGACGCTTTGTTGACGATAGTCGATACGCTTATTAAGAACTTATCGCTTATTGTGAATGCAGCGATGAAGATCGTGACAAGTTTGGCAACGGGAATAGCAAAAGCATTGCCGAAACTCGTTCCAGCCATAGTGAAAGCGATAATGGAAGTATGTAACACGCTTATAAACAACTTGCCGCTTTTACTCGATGCCGTATTACAAATCATAACTGGGTTGGTACAAGGTATACTCGATGCAATCCCTGTGATTATAGAGGCATTACCCGAAATAATCACGGCAATTATTGATTTTATCCTTGGTGCGATACCGCAAATAATCCAAACAGGGATACAACTTCTGACCAGTCTGGTTGCGGCTTTACCTGAAATTATTGTGGCTATCGTTGAAGCGATACCGCAGATTATAGGCGGAATAATAAGCGCAATAGTCGAAAATCTCCCGTTAATAATACAAGCGGGAATAGACTTGTTTGTGTCTATAATTCAAGCCTTACCGCAAATAATAGAAACCATTTTAACGGCAATACCGACAATTATCGCTTCGATTATAAACGCTCTCATAGACAATATTCCGCTTATTATTCAAGCCGGGATACAACTATTAACGGCATTGGTGACGAATATCCCGACTATAATTACGGAAATCGTAAAAGCGATACCGCAAATCGTAATTGCGATAGTAAAAGCCTTTGGAAACGGGGTCTCGCAGATGTGGGACGTCGGACGTAACCTTGTAAAAGGTTTGTGGGAAGGGATAAAGAGTCTTGCAACGTGGATATGGGATAAAGTCAGCAGTTGGGCGAGCGACCTTTGGAGCGGAATAAAGAACTTTTTCGGCATTCATTCTCCGTCAACGAAAATGGCGTGGATCGGGGACATGATGATGGAAGGACTTGCAAAAGGAATAGACGAAACGGCAGGGGATGTGTTGAACTCGGCAGAGTCTATGACGAACGACCTGAATTCGGTGTTCGATGACCTCGGAGCGGATATGGGAGATATTCCTACTGATTTTAACGTGTCTTCCGTCAGCGGTGCAAACGATTTACAAAAACAAGCGGTTGGAGGGTTGAAAATAGAACTTAATATTGCAAACTTCAATAACTATTCGAGCGAAGATCTAAATAGCCTTACGCAAGAAATAATGGAAACGGCAGGACAATTTGTAAAACGGAAAGGGGTGGTATTCGGATGAGTTACTTTATTTATAACGGCATTTCGTCTAAAGAACTTGGTGTTCGTATCCAAGCAAAAAACATCTATTCCGCGCCGAAATATGACGTGAGTATGATTTCAATACCCGGTCGAAACGGCGAACTTGTGTCTCCGAACGGTCGTTTCCCAAACGTGTCGCATTCCTATACTTGCTATCTCCCGGCGAAATCCATTACCGAACTGTCAAACAAAATAACGGCGGTCAAAAATTGGTTATACAAAGAACCCGACAGATACCACAATCTAACGGACGGCTACGATGAAAAATTCGTCCGTAAAGCAATTTTTAACTCCAAACTTGACATTGCCGATGAGTGCAGAAAGATAGGAACTTTCACCGTTTCTTTTTCTTGTAAACCGTTTCGGTATAACAGGGCAAGTCTTGAAAAATCGACCTATACGGGGACTTTTCAATTGTTTAATCCTTATTCCTTTAGTTCAAAACCGTATTTGAAAATAAACGGAAGAGGACAAGGAACGCTCACGATAAATAACAAAGTGTGGACTTTTAGCACGTTGAACGGATACACCGAGTGCGATAGCGAGCTTATGAATTTTTATCACGATACCGAGTTGAAAAACGATACGGTGACGGGCGAAGGATTTCCCGAACTATTGCCGGGAAACAATAATATTTCTTTTGACGGCGGTATTACAAGTGTGGAGATAATTCCGAGGTGGTGGACATTATGATACCGATTTTGTATAAGGCAAATGCCACCGATTTCTCCACCTTTGGCATAGGCACTCTTGTCGATTGCACTTCTTGCGTGGTTACGGAAGAGAGAAACGGTGAGTATGAACTCGTCATGAAGTATCCGACGAATGGAGCATTATACAATGAAATCACAAAAGACCGCATTGTAAAGGCTAAACCCAACGATACGTCTAAAGAACAAGCGTTTCGAATTTATAGGATAACGACTCCGTTAAACGGTATCGTGACTATCTATGCACAACACATTTCGTACGATTTGGTAAACATTGCCGTAATGCCTTTTTCGCTTTCGGCAGTGACGCCAACGCAGGCAATGCAAAAGGTCTTTGATAGTGCGGTAACAACCCATAACTTTACCTTTCAAACCGATTATTCTTCGTCTAAAGACTATTCAGTAGAAAGTCCAAAGTCGATAAGGGCATGTCTGGGCGGAACAAAGGGTAGCCTTGTTAATTTATGGGGCGGGGAGTTTGAGTGGGATAACTTCAAAGTAATACACCATCAAGGTCGAGGCAGCAATAACGGTGTTGTAATCGAGTATGGGAAAAACCTTACGAAATTAGATCACGATGCCGACAGCACGGATGTTTACACAGACTTGCTTCCGTATGCCGTGATTACCGATGAAGACGGGAACGAACAAATCGTTACGCTGACCGAGCAAATATTACCGATAACCGATTCGGCTGTTAGAAGAAAGACATATATCAAGGATTTCACGGAATCGTTTGAAGACGGAGACGTCATAGACGAAGAGCATTTGCGAGCCAAAGCGGAGAATTATATAAAGAATCATCCGTTAGGAAAAGAATCGCAAACGATTAAAATCTCGTTTGAACCATTGTGGCAACAGCCTGAATATGCGGCAATACTTGAGCGGGTGTCGCTTTGCGATACGGTAATGGTCAAGCACACGACGCTTGGAATAACGACCAAATCAAAGGTTATACAGACCGAATACGACACACTTGCCGAAAAATATGTTTCAATAACCCTTGGTTCGGCAAAATCAAACCTTGCCACAAGCGTTGCCGATATAGAAGAGCAAATAGATTCCACGCAAAAGACTGTGGAACGTTTTCCAAAACTACTAACTTCCGCTATTGCAAGCGCAACAAAGCTCATAACGGGTAACTCCGGCGGATACGTTGTTTTGCATACGAGCGGAGAAACTGGCAAGCCATACGAACTGCTTATTATGGATAACGAAGACATAAACGAGGCGGTGAATGTATGGCGATGGAATGTCGGCGGACTTGGTTTTTCAAGTCATGGATATAACGGTCCGTATGAAACGGCGATAACAAACGACGGCTCTATAGTCGCTGATTTTATTACGTCTGGTTCACTCGTGGCAAACATAATAAAAGCGGGTATTCTTTCTTCGCTTGACGGCTCTTCTTATTGGAACATAGAAACGGGCGAAGTCGTGTTAAAGGCTTATGCCACAACGGAAGTGGTAGAAGAGCAAACGACACGAATCGACAACATAGAAAGCCAAAAGATGTATCGTCTGGTGATTACTTCGTCCAACGGAAATATCTTCAAAAACGGCAATATATCAACGGTTTTAACGGCAACTGTGTTCTCGTGGGATAAAGACGTAACGGATACGTTGTCAGATAATCAATTCATATGGACGAGAGTGTCGGATGACGGAGAATCGGATAAAAAGTGGAATGCCGACCATTTCGGCGGAACGAAATCCGTTACGATAACCAACGATGACGTAAAAATACGAGCAACCTTTTGTTGTGACCTGATCGACACGACCACAAGGATGAGCTTGCTTGGATAAATAAAGAAAAGGAGATTTTTTCAATGAGTAAAGCACAAGGACAATTTACAATTATCGACTACAACGACGCCTTAACCCTGACCGGGTATATAGGCTCAAATCTTGCGAAAACGCAAATGTACAACCCCGACAACAGCACATACACACCTGATTGGAGTAAAACCAACCTTGTGTTGACGCCGAGCTTGTATGTTATCGGCACGACAACGGACCAAATAACATCGTCTTCGGTAACTTCGGTAAAGTGGTATATCGGCTCGAGTAATACCGCAATCACGAGTTCGGGAAACTATGCGCTGTCCGGAGCGAAAAGCCATATTTTGACGGTGAAAGGAAACGTCATGGCGGGACTCGCGGGTATAGACTTCAGGTGCGTTATTACTTATCTTGACAGCGCAACGGGTCTTTCCATTACACACCCGCTCACTATAAGTTTTTCGAGAGTAGTAAACGGCGGCGGTATCGTGGACTTGCTCGTCACGACCCCGAACGGAAACGTCTTCAAGAACAGCGAAATTGCCACTTTAACGGCAAAGGCTGAACTTTGGAGAGGTTCGTCTGTCGATACGACCAACGTAACGTATAAATGGGCAGTCATGGATACGAGCGTAACTTCGACTTCCTCGACCGGGTATGACGCAGACTTTGGTACAGGCTGGAAAAAACTTTCCGATACCACGGGGAAATACACGGGAACGACTACTGCGACAATCACGATTTATGCAGCGGCGGTGGACAGTTACGCCGTCTTTAAGTGTTGTGCTAAAGACTCGGATTCGACGTCGAATACCTATAACAGTAAGTTCTACGACGTCGCAACATTCATAGATAATGCCGACCCGATACAAGTCGTAATCAATTCAACGGGCGGAAACGTGTTCAAAAACGGCGAAGGCAGTACTGTATTGTCGGCCATAGTTTATCAGGCGGGCGCGGAAATAGATTCGGCGGGAACGGGCAGTTACACTTGGACTAAATATAATAAAGACGGTGCAATCGATACCGCTTGGGGAACGAACGGACAAAAAACAGGGAAGACTTTGTCGGTGTCGAATACTGAAGTCACTACAAAGGCCACGTTCCTTTGCGAAGTAGTTATCTGATACGGGGATAGAAGGATGCGTTCACAAAATCAATATACGATATATTCCTTAAACGATGTCGTAACGTCTGCGACCGCGCCTTCCAATCCGTATAAAGGACAACTTTGGGTAAACACGTCTAAATCTCCGCCCGTGACGATGGTATATAACGGTAGCGCGTGGAAGGAACAAAACGGCACGGATACGATGCGGTCGAACATATCCACGGTAACCGAAAAAGCAAACACGCTCGAAACTAACTTAAGCGGACTGACGAGTACGGTCAGCGAGAACACAAAAACGATAGAAACATTGTCAAACGGGTTAGGCGAAGCGACAAGCGATATTACCAATCTTGAAAGCAGTGTGTCATCGCTGCAACAAACGGCAACTACGCTGTCTGCAAACGTAGCCAAGAAGGTGGATAACGCTTACGGGAGCAGTTCGTCATCGTTCGGCTGGAGTTTGAAATCGAACGGATTTTACGTATATTCCAATGCGTCGACGGTGGTTAAGATAACAAGCGGCGGTTTGGAAGTGAAAGGGAAAATAACCGCCGACAGCGGTACGATAGGCGGATTTACCATTCAGTCCAACAGTCTTGACGCGGGGACATGGGGCGAAGACAATTCGGTTATGCTATGCACGGGGACGAGTACGGCAAAGTCGATAGGCGGCTCTGAGTCTATCAGCGGCTGGGCAATAACCGCAGGCTCGAAGTTCGGCGTGACTACATCCGGAGATTTATATGCGAGCAACGCCTATATATCCGGCAAAATCAACGCGACATCCGGGTATATGGACAACGTGGAAATCGGTTCTAACTGTTATATTTACGGATATGTGTATATGTCGGGTTCGGAAAGCGTGAAATTTTACGGAACGAAAATGACCATGAACTACGAAACGTGGTTAGGCGGTACGGGGTTTGCGTCGACCATTACCTATCAACCGAAAAGTTCCTCTACGATATATACATCGTATTCGTATATAAGGCCGTTCGGTATGACGATAGTTCCCAACAGTTATGCAACGTATGCGGATGACGGGATGATATTCGGCATTATGCAGAGTTATTCGTTCAAGACGCAAAGCCTTTTGTGCGGCGTTTCGTTCTATTATGCGAATGACGGAACGAATTTTACGTCGGAGTTGTTGATGCGGTGCGCGGACAAAAGCTGTCTTGACGTGATTTATACGACAAGCGGCGGATGGTATGCGGCTTGGGGTGTGTCGCTCGGATACAATTATTTCGTCGGGTGTTGGTATCCTTACGGCTGTACGAGTAGTTTTATAAGCACGTATTATTCGGGCGTCAATGCAACGGGCGGAATGATAGCCGGAGCGTGGTATTTAAACGGATCGACTATAGGGAAACTTTATGCGGGAACAAGCGCGTACATTGCACCCGTTACCATCAGTTCAACGACATACGGGTGTTTGTATGCGAGTTGGTATGCCGCCGGGCAGATTACGTTCGGAACGAGTACGACCGGGTATCATCTGCGTATCGACAGCGATCAGGTCACTTGGTATTACGGCACGACGCAAGTCGGAGAAATAGAGAGTTATACTTCCTACGTGGACATACAAGGCACATTCAAAACGAACGGAAACGCTTGGATATCTTCTTCGGATATAAAAGTAAAAAACACGATTGAAGATTATCCCGATGAGTACGAGGCTTTATTTGATAACTTAAAGCCGAGACGATTTAAGTATAACAAGGGGACGTCCAACCGAAAGCATTGCGGATTTATAGTTCAGGAAGTGCGCGAAGCGATGAGCGCGGCGAATGTTCCTGCGAGTGATTTTGCCGTTGTTTGTGCGTTCGGAGACCCGGACGATGACAAAACGGAATGGGGACTGAGGTACGAGGAGCTGATACCGCTCAACACATGGGAAATACAAAAATTGAAAAGGCGAGTCAAAGAACTCGAAGAAATCTTAAAAGAGACGGAGGAATACAATGAAACTGAAAGCAATTCTTGACGCAAGCGAGCCGTTAAAAAGACTGACGGAGAAGAACTTCTCCAACTTCAAAGCGGTGCGGTTGCTTGTAAAATTACGCAAGGCGGTACAAGACGAGGTGGACTTTTATCTCGAAGAAGAGAAGAAAGCGATAGAAAAGTATGCCGTGAAGGACGAAAACGGCTCGCCCGTTGTGCTTGACGGCGGAAGAATCCAATTAAAGGATTCGGGATCTAAAAAGTGTTTTGACGAAAGGATTAGCGAGTTACGAGAAACGGACATTGACGGGATAACGGCGGTGTCGCTTGCGGACGAAGATTTCCGCAGTAAAGAGGATATCCCGTCCCCAAACGACGTGTTCTTGCTTGAGGGATTCGTTGAATTTCGGGGAGAATAAAGAATGGTATCGATAGTAGTAAGCGCATGTGCGAGCATCATCAGTGGGATGGTGCTCTTTTTCTTGCAAAGGTACTTCAAAAGAAAACGCAAGGAAGACGAAGAAAGAGACAAGGCGAAAGCCAAACAGAACCTTTTAATACTCAAGAGTATTAACGCAGTAGGCAAACTGACCTATGCGGA